ATGATAGTAAAAATTACAATTTCATCAATTAACATTATAGTTAAAAATATTTTTATCAATAATAATTTCATATCATACTCCTAAAACTGGTGGGATGGGAAACAGTTGCAACACAAATGCTGTGTTAAATAGTGTTCACTTTGTTGTCTATCGTTTCCCTGTCCCATACCCGAGCATCAGCCCCTATTATTGTCCACCTCGTACATATGCACGAACTAGTTCTTCACCAGTAATCTCTTTACCAAATGTGTAAACAGTCTTACCATCTTGTTGTCTTTTGATAATACCATTGTGATATTGTATATCTGTGACATTACCATTCTCTAAAAACTTTTTAGAATCTTCTGTTTCATACCACATAGTTGGTGTTCTATGTATATGAACTGACTTGGGATTTTTTGCCCATTCTTCTGCTTTTAATAAGTTCCTTTGGAACTCAACCCTTTCATCATACTCAGTCATCATAACTCCTAATCCTTGCTGGGATTACTTTATTCCAATTACAATCATCACAAACTCTGTCATTGATATCTTCAAGAACTGGTTGTGGATTGTTTCCAAATCCTGTATAAGACCCTGTGCATAGAGCACAGGGTTGAGGAGAAGAGGACTCTAGTGAGGTCTTACTATAAGTTGAGTCCATCTTCATCCTCTAAATCGTTATCATCTTGACCTAAGATGTTTTCATCAACCTTTGTGTAAAGGTCAAGGAATGTAGCTTTGGTATCTTCATCGAACCTTGCAAGACATACCTCGATTGATTTCATTTTATCATTGAACATTGAGAATGCCTTTGCAATGTGAACCAACCTTCTAGTTGAAATCACTTCATCAACTGCACCCTCGTAAAAAGACTTTCTGATAACATCTGCCCAGTCAACAAGTTTATCTGCAAACTCATCATCACTGACTCCAAGAATTGCAAAGTCACCTTTGACAATTTTCTTCTCAGTAACCACTGGTGGATATTCTTGTTCAAGACAGATTGCAAACCTTTCAAGGAATGCTTCGTTCAGAACATTAGTTCCTATGAACCTTCCATCCTCAGAACCTTTACCTTTAGTGTTTGCAGTTGCAACCACTGTAAAACCTTCTGCTGGAGTTACTAACTCACCAGTCTTCTTGATTAAGTAACCACCACCCTCAAGGATAGACTGTAAACACATAATCTTGTTTGATGCAAGGTCGACTTCATCAAGAAGAAGAACAGCACCTTTTCTCATTGCTTTGAGGACAGGGCCCTCTTTGAAAACAATGTTACCATTGATTAAAGTATTTGAACCAATCAAATCATCTTCATCAGTCTCAATTGTAATGTTAACTCTGAAAAGTTCCTTCTTGAGTTTGGCACATATTTGTTCAACCATCAAGGTTTTACCATTACCACTCAAACCAGTAATAAACACTGGGAAGAAAACTCCAGACTTAAGAATTGACTTAAGGTCTTTGAAGTGACCAAAAGGAACATAGTTATCCATAACCGATGGGATAACTGAAATATTCTCATCGAGAACATTCATACCAACAGTAGATGTTGGAACTGGAACTGTCTCGACAGTTTGAACAGATTGCACAACTGGTGCAACTGGTTCAGAATAATTATTAGGAACAACAGATTCAATGGAATAAGTTCCATAACCTGCTTTGAATTGTGGTTTCCTAATCAACCACGATGGAAAAGGAATAGATGCCTTCTCACATATTTTTTTAACAGTGGATTTAGAAAACTCCACTTGAGTTGGATATTGTTCTGCACAGGCATCCAAGAACCTATAATGATTTGCATTCAAATTCATACTTACCTCACTTTTTGAATTATTTTTTACCATATGTGTATTATACCAAAATGTGTACCCATCATGCAACCTTCTTAACGAAGTGTTGAAGTATTTTTCTTTGGGACATTTTGTTGTTACCCATTCTTTTCATTGCACCCTTAAGTGCTTGTTTACTTGCACCAGCATCTACATCTAAAGTGTCATCTTCTGATACTATACCCATTTTCTTCTTATTTAGAATGTAGAACTCTTTGTATCCACTCTTATCAGTAGTTGAAACTGAGTATCCACCTTCTCTTCTGAATAACTTGTATCCTTCTGCTTTGACATCCCACTCATTGTAAGCTCCAGAGAACTTATCAACTGCATGGTCAAAATCTCTATGTTTGTTAGGACAAATGAAGAACCCAACTGTATCAACACCAGTAGTTTCTTCTATCCACTTAAGAAGATTATCAGTACCATTTCTTGCATAGTTACCACTTCTATAAGTGAATGTAGACTTGGTTCTTCTATCGTGGATGTTTTGTTCGTTACTGTAACCCATACCATTCAATCTGAAACTATCTCCATCAGTAAGAGTCACAAACTGCAACTTATCGATTGAGTAGTTATGTTTGAAATCTGCAATGTAGTCTCTCATGAACATTAGTGACTCATCAAGAGGTGTTCCACCTAATGAATAGTCATAGTTGTGACTGTAACCTGCTTCAAACCTTGAACCACTTTTACCTCTGTAGTAGTAACCACCATCACACATTGACTCAAGTTGTGCATTCATAACAACACATGATTCTTTGAAATCTCTTTTGTTCATTTTATCAGAGAATAGTTCTATAAGTCTTAGAGAATTGTTAGGAACAAATTTACCTTTTCTTACTTCATCGTGGTCATACTCATCAACATTCTCTCTCCATGCATCTGTAAATGCATACACTCTGTGAGGAATACCAACTCTTCTACAGAACATTGTAAGAACTATTGATTGTTCATAAGTCTCTCTGATTGCATCATACATAGACCCAGACCAGTCAACCAACATAATCACACCATGATTTTTACCATCAGGCACGATAGTTGCTCTTTTGAAAATATCATCCTTAAGTAAGTACTGGTGGATTTTTGACATATCAATTTCACCAGTTTTTGCAGACATTGATTTTTTGTATGCAGATGCAGCCTTTCTCATATCAAATTCTTTTGCCATGTAATTAATGACATTCTTGTTATGGTCTAGGAACTTTTCAGTATACTCTCTAGAATTTGCAAGGGTATCAGTAGAATGTTCATATTCTTTCATACCTGTTTCCATAGTTCTAGTGATATCTGCAATCATCTTTTTATAAGGAATAGTGATATCTTTTGCTTTGAAATCTTTTGAATTGAAGTCCATGTAAGAAGGTTCTCTATCCCACTCATCTAGTTCTTCATGAAGTTTGTCTTCATTGTTTCTGAAATTTTTATCAGTGATAGATTCTTTTGCATTATCATCTTGAGGTGCATTACCACTTTGACCACCTTCTTCACCAAACTCACCACCTTCTAGGTTTTGAGATTTTTCGATATCACCTTCACCAACTGAATCAGAATCAGATGATTCTTCATCACCATCTTCATCAGTAGATTCAGTACCTTTTGCACCATCTTCTGATTCTTCCTCAGACTCATTTTCTGATTCTTGATTACCACCTAGTGATTCTTCTGCATCACCCTCACCTTCTTGTTCATCGAAGTCTTGAGGAATTGTATCACCATCACCTTCTGATGTTTCAACAGTTTGCATTGACTTATCAGTTTGTGGTTCTAGGTTTTCTAGTTTAGATAACTCATAAAGATAGTCTGCAACTTTAACTACCTTTTCCCAAGTATCCATTTTAGTGTCTATTTGATTTATGATTTTTTGTTCTTCTTTAGAGAAGTCAATCATAATTTTGTGACCAATCTTAAAGTAAAGATTGATTCTATCGATAAATGCAAGTTTGTTTACATTGTAACCTTTAACTCCAAAGAAGTCTAAGTCATTATGTAATTCAGAATATGCATCATAGAAGATTTTTCTAAGACCAGCATATTTTGATTTGATGTGTTTCTCAATCCTTACATCTTCAAGGACATTTAGATATCCTTTGTATTTTGCACCCTTTTCTGAAACTGCATCGTGCCATCCATCTGCTGGAGTAATAAGTGCATGACCAACCTCATGACCCATAAACAAGTCATAAAGTTGTGCAGACATATCATCCTTAAGAATAGGACATACTAGTCTTCTTTTATCTACTTCAAAGTATGCAGTAGGGACTTTTTTGTGTTCTATAACTAAGTCCTCAGTTGCAAGTAACCTTGCAAGAGAGTTCTTTCTAGTTTTAAGTATTTCGTTATTTGACCTCATGTATGTATTATATAAAAAAATGTACCTATGTGTCAACAAGATTATCTCATTGATTGAATTGGTGTTCCCAGTAGGACTCGAACCTACAACCTTCGGTTTAGAAGACCGATGCTCTCTCCTGTTGAGCTATGAGAACTTTGTAGTGTTATCTCCATTTGTTCTAGGGTATTTTACCCCATTCTATCACCGAGTCCTTCAAGTCTGGCCTTACCAGAATTTTATCTAGGTCAATAGGCAGTGACCATAATGTGACTTCGTTTTCACCCAAATCCCACGACCACTACAATCGATTTCTTGGAATCATTTCGAACTATGGGGATATCTGCTGGAGTCTTGTCATTTCACAGATTTTAAACGATATCCTCACTTCGTTCTTTCTCCTCTCAACCTCTTACAACCAACTAAACGAGGAGTTCAATCACACGACAAAGAGTATTATACGATTTTATGTACCTATGGGTCAACTAGATTTTTGGGATATTAAAGTGGTTTGACCACCATTCTCTGACTGGTTCAGAGTCAATTCCTACATTTACTGTAGATGGGTTTGGATTTCTTATCAAGTCTCTCCATCCACCATCTTTATTAGTACCTTGCGTACCATGAGATTGTAGTTCCATTTCTTCTGCTTGAGTAGTATACCAGATTGGTGCTGTCATTCTATCTTCACCTTCACCTGTTGGATTTGCTGGATAAACACCATGAAAGTGTTTCATACTTTGGAAGATTACACATGTTCCTGTTTCTGGAGATATAACTTGTCCATCTTCAAAGTATGTCTCTCCACCTTCAAAGTCTTCATTAAGATACAAGATAGATGCATAATCAGTGTAAGGTACAACATTAATTACCTCATCTTCATCTTCTATAAACTCTAGTTGAGTTCCTTTTCTGGTTTCGATTGGGATTTCGTAAAGTGGTTTTGCCATGACATCGATATGCATATCTTGACCTTTGCCTGCAGGCCACCACATAAGTTCTGATTGTTCTGGGTATGCTCTTTCACCATAGACTTTCCAGATTTCTGATATTGCTTTGTATTGGTATTCTGCAATGATTCTTTTGATTTCAAGATTACGAATGTTTACAAATGGTATTCTTCTACCATTGTATTGTTCGGCTGCATCATCGTGAGTAACTAAATTGAAATTAGCTTGATGATACTTTATCAGTTTCCGACATTGCTCTTTCGTTAGGCAATTGGGGATTTTTGCTACGATATTCTCTGGCAACTGATAACATTTGTTCTCTGATTCTTCCATACTGTTTTTCTCTTTTCTGTTTTTTCTTCACTGCTCTTTCATATTTTATTCTAGACATGTGGTCTATAAACAGAATACCATTTAAGTGGTCTAACTCATGTTGGAAACATCTTGAAGTCATTCCACTAAAATCTAATTCTCTAATTTCACCAAGTTCATCTTGCCATCTTGCAACAATTTTTTCTGGTCTTGTAATGTTTGCAAAGATTCCCTCACACCCACCTGTAAGACAACCTTCTTCCATAACAACTGTTTCTTTTGAAAATTCTACAATTTCTGGATTTACCAAAAACATAGATTGTTCTTTATTTGCACCTTTCATTACAAATGCACGATACTCATATCCTATTTGATTTGCAGCTAATCCAACTCCACCCTCTTCAAACATTCTATCAATCATTTCGTTTTTTAGTTCGATTGGGTCTATTGGTGGATTATCAAAATCAAAGAAAGGCATAGTCTTTCTCATTAATGGGTCACTTTTATGTAGTAGTGTCATTTGTATTCCTAGTTGTTAAAAAATTATTTGTTTCATCATGACCATATGTAGGGTCTTTATAATCATATCCTTCTTTACCTTCTCTGGTCTCTGGTAGTAATCCTAAGTGTTTTCTCTTATCATACATGTGGTCTTCATACTCTGTACATATTAATAAAAGATGTAACCCTTCTTCTGATATTTCATCAGAATGACCATGTGTATACTTATTACCATTCCAAACCAATGCATCACCTTGACTAATTATATAATGCTGTGGTCGTTCTGCTGAACCTTCTTCTCCATTTATAACAAAGGGAAAGGGTGGCCCTGATAATTTTACTGAACAAGTTACATCACTACCTATCCTATCACGATGCATATCTAATCCTGTTCCAGCACCATATATTCTAGCATAAGTGAAGGATGGATATAATTTTTTATCCCATACTTCTTGTATTTTTGGAAAATATGTTTCAAGTAAACTATCTATTGCAATATCACCATAGGTTACAAATTTTGCACCAGATACTTGTCCATCACCTTCTAGATACTTATTTGTATTTGAAGTTTCAGAAACCTTTTTACATAGATAAATGTAATTCGTTAGAAATTCTACCAACTCTGGTTTTAGAAAATTTTGTATGTGTTTTGCTCTATCCAACATCTAATGGGTCTTGTGATTCATCTATAACATGGTTATGATTTACATATTGATACCAACCAGTAACAAGATATTTATCTCCACTTAAAGGTGGGTTTCCTCTATGTAAATGTGTAAAGTTTGCAGGCCATACAACAAGGTCTCCTCTTTTAGGTCTATATCTTAAACCTTGATGTAAAAATTCTAACTCTCCACCTTCTTCTACATCATTAAGGAACAATCCCCATGCAAGTATTCTTTTACTTGCACATACATCTAATTCACTATGCCATACATGGTATCCTTGTCCTTTACCTGTCTTTTGCATTTTACCTTCAATTGCAAGTGGTCTTCCAAAGCCTGGATATCTTGCATTGTATTGTTCAAGAATAGTATGATTTAGATATTGAAAAAAATTATCAAAATCTGAATTTAACCATTTCAATGAATCCTCATATCTAACTGTATTTAATCCAATAGATAAATCTTTTTTTATAGATGGATGTACTCCTTCTGTTTCTTGTCTACTCTTAATGATTGGTGGTTCAACTCTTTCTGCAAATTCCCAAAAATCAAAAAACTGTTCAATGTTATCATCTTTAAACCAACCTTTATAGTGACCTATAAATTCGTTGAACTCAACTGTTTTTTCCATAATAACCCCTACTTACTATCTACTATTCTACTAAAGTTTTTTACCTTTTCAAATGTCATAGTATGTCTAAACTTTTCTGTTAATACATCACCTTTGTGAGATATAATAAAGGTATTTGTATCACCATCTAAAGTATGTAGTATCTTTAAAAACTCCTCTGTTCCACCTTCATCTAATGAACTATCAAATACTTCATCTAATACCAATAGATTTGTGTTTACTGAGTTTTTTAACTTTGCAATTGCTCTCCATGTAAATAATAGTGCAAGGTCAATTCTCATTTTCTCACCTTCACTAAAGTTTGCATATGAGAATGCATCACGATATCTTGACTTAATAGATTCATTGAATCCTTCATCAAGGTTAAATTGAACAAAGAAATCCATAGATGCAAGATACTTATTAATCAACTTATTCATAATAGGTAAATACTGTCTTATGATTTTAGTTTTAATACCACTATCCTGTAATAGCATTTGTGCAATTTCAAAATAAGACCTTTTATCAATCAACTCTTCTTTAGTTTTGTTATGATGTTTTAAAGACTTTTCTTCTTTGTTGAGTTTACTACTATCATCGGTTACATTTTCAGTTCTTAACTTTTCAATCTCTGCATTTATCTTTGTGATGTATTGATTGCTTGCAGATATCTCATTTTGTTTTTGTGCAATTTGTCTGTTGATAGTGTCGACCTTGCTTTGTATCTTTTCGATTTCTTCAAGTCGTAAGTTAATGGTTCTGATGTTATCTGTAATCTCTGTGATGCCCTTCTCAATTTCTTGGACTTTGTTTGTTGTTGTTTCAATCTTCTCTTGTTTAAACTCGTTCTCCATATCTCTGTGACATGTCGGGCACTCTTCATTATCCTCATAGAATTTTATCTCCTTGTTTCCTCTATCTCTAGCTTGGTCTAATTGCTTTTGCAGTTCAAGTGTTTTGGTTAGTTTCTGTTTTACTGATTCACTATCCGAAGATTCATTCTGTAATGCCTCAACTTCACCTAATAGATGATTACATATCATTTGCACTTCATCAATATGAGTTTGAGACTTCTCAACACTTTCATTAAACTCTTCAATCTTTTGTCTACGATTATCACCAAGAGACTTGATGTGTTTTTTGTAGGTTTCGATTCTGTCTTCTGAAAGTCGGATTTCATAATCCAAGTCATGGAGTTCACTTTTCAATGCAGTCATCCTTGTCTTTAACAAGTTATTCATAATAGTGAAGATATTAATATCAAGGATATCCTCAATGATACCTCTTCTATCATTCTGATTCATTTGCATGAATGGTGTGAAAGTTGAACTACCTAAAATAACCACTTGAGTGAATGTCTTGTAGTTTAGTTTTAGGATTTGTTTCTCAAGTTGTTCTTGGTAGTCCCTCATCTTTGCATCTTGATTGATAAGTCTATCGTTCAAAAATATTTCAAAGACATTTGGTTTTGCACCTCGAACAACTCGATACTGCTTTGACCCAATTGCAAACTCAACCTCAACAATCATCCCTCTTTGATTGACTGAGTTAATAAGTGAGTTCTTGGGTATTTTACGAAATCCTTTTCCAAACAATCCAAAACATAGTGCATCTAACATTGTTGATTTACCACTACCATTCTCACCCAAGATTAGGGTTGCTTTTCGATTGCCTAAAAAGACTTCTGTAAACTGATTACCTGTGGAAAGTAGGTTCTTCCACTTTACTGATTTAAATTTTATCATGAAGCTTCGTCAAGTGCCTCTGTATAAAGAGACCTAACTAAATTTTCTAGTTTTGTTTTATCTCCAGATATTTCCATTCCTTCGATGTGTTTTGTTAATATCGTAAGTGTGTCTTCTGCATCTGATGCCATTTCTTCATCGGACATCTCACCAAGATTGCCATGGTCTTCTACGACTTTAAAATCTATAACTTCTGCTTTGTTTAATTTCTCAATGAATAAGTCAAACCAATATGGGTTTTCTTTAGTCATAACAATAACTTTTACATACATGTCTTTTAAATGAGTAAAGTCCATTGCAAGTATTTCTTCTTGAGTATATTTTGAATCATCATAGAATACTTTTTCAAACATACGAATAGGGTTTTTAATTTTTTTCATTTCCCTAGTATCAGTATCAAAGATATGGAATCCTTTGGGGTCATTATAATCTGACCAAGTAAATTCCATTTGAGAACCAAGATAGGTTATGTTCTGCATTGTAGAACCAGTATGAAAGTGACCACTGTATACATGTTCGAATCTTTTAAAGGTATCAAACCCAAGACCATGAGAAGAGTAATAGCCAGGCATCATCATTGCACCTTCTATTTCTAAGTGTCCCATTCCTATCGATGCATTGGTAAGTTCTAAATGTTCCAATGTATCTTCTATATTGTTTTTATGAATCCAAGGCAATAGTGTAATAAGACAACCATCATAATCTTTGGTGATTGCATCTTTATAGATTGTAATGTTATCGTACTTAAGTAATGCATCACACGAGTTTACTTCACTAGTATTCTTATAATACAAGTCATGATTACCTACAGTTAAATCCATAGTCATCTTGTTGTCTATAAGATGTTGAATAAAGTGTTCTTTGTTTCTTTGTAAAGATAGAAAGTTGATTCCTGTTCTTTTATCAAAGTAATCACCTAAGTGAACAATATGTTTGATATCATTTTCCACACAATAAGGAAAGAAAACCTCTTCAAAGAATTTTCTCATGTATTCGTGGAAATGTATACTATCGTTTCTGACACCAGCATGAGTGTCATTTAATACTGCAAATTTCATTTATGTTTTTTTATTTGAACTAAAATATTTTTCTACACCTACTGGTCTGGAACTGTCTACCTTTTTCTTACCTCTAGGTTTGTAGTTGGGTTCTTCGAGATTGTTTTGTAGAAACTCTACATATGAGTTATCATAAACTGTATTGTCTCCTTCCATACTTCCTACTGCATCTGTAAGGATACCACTATTCATGATTGCCTTATGTTTAATTGCAGCCTGTTTCTTTTCTTTCTGAATCCTTCTTAAGAATGCATAGTAAATAATCTGGGTTATATAAGCAAATGCATTACTAGATTTTTCTGGGTTAAAGTTGTTTATATATTGTAAACAGTTCTCAATACCATCACATATCATTTCATCCCTATAGGAATAGTTAATAAAGTTTGGTTTAGTTGATAGTCTGGTTGCAATTTTATAAATGCACTCACCAATGTATTCTGTTACTCTTGGTGGTTCTTCACCCTTTGCAATTGCATCTTTCACTGCCTGATTGTGTTCTGCAATTGCAGCTGTAAACTCTTTGTTGTTTACATAATGTTCTGGTTTGGCTTTAGTCCTTTTAGTCATATATCTATTATCTCATCATATTGTTATTTGTCAAGTACAAATAAAGCCTTGACACATTGAATTTCTCGTGTTACCCTAGATATGTATCGTGGGAAAAGAGAGAATATACTAATGGAGTATCTTCTTTTGAGACTCCTCATATTCCATTAATTCCAACTCTTCTTCTAGTGCAAGTTCTTCCTCTGGAAGTATTCGTTCTTTCATAAGATTAGTTAGATGTGCAAGTGCATCTGAACCCCTATCCAATTCCTGTTTAGGAGACATTATATCTAATCCAACCTCATCCCTAAGTTGAATCCAGTCTTTACATGCTTTATCATAGAATGCAATAAACTTATCATCGACTGTAGTAGTATAAACAACCTCAGAGGCTGCAATAACTATTTTATTATCTCTAGTAAAAGGAACAAGAGGTGACAGTTTGATAACTGTACCTTTCCCTGTTACAGATGGATTTAACCCAACATTGCATGGAAGTGTCATTTCTACAGTTCCAGTTTCTTCTTTTACAGAAGTAATTGCAATGATGTCTTCACCATTTCTTAATTTGATATATCTATATTGGTTCATAATTTTATTGCCAGAAGCAAAAAGATTGCTAACATAATCATATTAGCCATTAACATAAGAAGTCCTAATATTGTATGATACCATATCCATCGAGTCTTATATGCATTATCTATAGATAAATCATCTGGGTCTGGGTTTTTCCATGTTCCATCTTCTTTATCTTTCTTGTCTCGACCCCACAATATTTCGTACCATCTCAAAACTTCACCTCATGTATTGTATATTTAAATTTCTCTTTACTATATGTATTTATTCGTTCTTTAAAGTGTCTAAGAGTATAATTCTCTTTCTTTTTATAACTTAAGTCATCTGCAATATCAAAAAGAGTTGCATTGACTTTATCTTTACTTGTTCTCAGAACCCTACCAATTGATTGTAATACACGAATCTTAGATTTACTAGGACTTGCAAACACAATGTTGTGTAGGTTCTTAATATTTATACCTGTAGAAAAAGTACCATATGATGCAATAATTACACACCCTTCTTCCTTTTCCATTAACTCTCTGACCTTTTCTCTATTGATTGTATCTGTCCCACCATAGATAAAAAATGATTTGATACCTGCTTTTTGAAATGCCTCGTATATCTTTCTACCATGTTTATCTACATATTGAAATAGAATCAGTGTATTACCTTTTTGTCCTAGAGTTAGATTCTTTATAAATTGTGTTCTTTTTTCATTACCAGCAAGGAACTCCATTTCTCTAGGATAGTCCATAGATACAACTTCTTTAGATACCTCTGGTGGATATTTAAGTACTAAACATTGTATATCTAGTTCTGCAAGAACACCTTCATCCATAAGGTCGGCACTAGTTGTTACATAATGAGTAGGGCCAAACAATCCTTCCAATACAAGTTTATGTGTTTGAGTATCATCTAATGTACCAGTCATTCCCCATCTATGACCTATGTCTTTCATCTTCTCTAAAATACCTGTAAGTACTTTTGCTTTAAATAAATGTGCTTCATCACCAAACACTGCACCAAAACCATCGAAGAATGATTTCGGCATTCTGGATAATGTTTGCCATGTGGTTACAACTATATCGGTATCTCCTACCTTTGCACCACCATACATCTTATCAATAGGTTTATCATATCCATAATCTGCAAAGTCTTTAGACATTTGTTCTACTAGTGATGTTGTAGGTACAATAACCAATACTTTCTTTTTGTGCATGGATATAAAATGTCTTGCAATACAATATATGATTGCAGATTTACCACTTGCAGTTGGTGATACTAACAATTGTCTTCTATATTTAATACCTCTTGATATTGCTTCAACTTGATAATCTCTTAATGGAAATCCCATATTTAAGTTATCGGTAAAGTCTGGAGTCTCTAAATCAGTCTCCCATTGATAACCTTCAACCTTGTACTCTCTATCTTTTGCAAATTGTTCTAATGCATAATATAGTCCAAGATACAACTTACCTGTAGTTTGTGCAAACAATCTGATATTACCATCCCAATATTTGTTTCGTACAGAAGGCATGAACTTTGCGCCTGGCACTGGGAAAGTAAAATAATCTGACAACTCTCTTTTGATAGATTCTTCTGCATCTATCTTTATATGAGTGTTATCGATTTTGGTTATCTGAATGTTGGGCCTGCTATCCATCCTACTAATGAATGTCTCATTCCTCTGGTGACTGGTGTTACTTGATGATATACAAAGGATGGAAATATGATTATACTTCCCTGTTCCCTTGCACTCTGTTGATTTCTATAAACGATATTGTCTTTGTTCATTTGCATTGGATTGAGACCATAAGGGTCTGTCCATTCAAAGTGACCACCCTCATAGTTGTCTGGATGTGTAAGATTTACACTGTATGATAACTTTCTATATCCACCAACTCTTTCTTCTATATGTGGGTCATTCTTACAATCTTCTTCTGTATAAGGTTCAAAATGTCCATCACAATGCCATGAGTATTTTTCATCTGGTGCTTTGTATGTTGTGAATTGATAGTTTTCATGAAAGTCTAAATCAAACTTAAACCAGTCTTCATTTACTCTTCTTACATGTGGAGTTATGTGGTCGAATACTGTTAGTCCATCTGATAATGTTGCATCTCGTTCTAACCATGCAACACCAGATTTACGAGTACTAAACTCTGCTTTACCATCTTTACCACCACCAATCTGACCAAAATCAGTCCATGTTTCTTTTCCTATTTCTATAATTTCTTCACATATACTTGGTGGTATTATTCTTGAAAGTGTAATACAATGTTCTTGTATGAATGATGGCATAATATATTACCCTGCTGGGTTAGTGAATTTCAACCAATCGATTGCATTCTTTATTGATTGATGTCTCCATGTGATAATATTTAGTATGTCTTTCAAAGTGTCTACACACTCTGTAAGATACTCAACTTTTAGTTTTAAATCAGATAGGTCTTTATCTGCATTAAAATAATAACTGTAATCAGACCTCATGGGTTTGTTATACCCCTCAAATGGGTCATAAGACCACCCTAAGTCATCTATTTCCTCTTTAGATAACTTATCAGTATACCACATCCACTTGGTCTTTAAAAGTTGATTATACTTCACCTCATACGATTTAAGAGATAGTCTCTTTTCGTTTAGGAGTTCTAGGTATTTTGCATGTAGAGATGGTGTCTGTAATGATGCCTTATCTAAATCGATTTGGTCGATTACAGAATCTTCTTTCCACATAGATTGAATTTGTTCTAATGTCATACTATAATTATACCACAAAAGTGGTATTTGTCCACCTAATTAAGAGGTGGATGCTATTTCAAATGCAGTGAATTGGAATGATGCAGTACATGTTACATAGGATAATCCACCAGCAACAGTAGTATCCATTGTAATTTCACCTAATGATGAAGGGAATGCACCTTGTATTCTAACATATCTGTTAGGGTTATTTGCAGCTGTTGTGATTACAATTGTCATGTCTGAGTATAATGCATCATAATCACCAGAACCATCATATGGTAAATCTGCTCTTCTATTTGCACCTACGAGACTTCTAAACTTTTCTGGGTCTGTAGAACTAGTAAGTTGTGACATCCATGTATATAACTCAGTCCAATTTTCCATGTTCTCATCAACAATAAAAGTAACAGTTATTTCACCAAGATTAATTTTATCGCCAGGTACTTTAACATTTAAACCTAAATTAGTAGGTTGTTGTATCTCTGCAACACTTACAGATGGTACATTGACACCAGTTGCAAAATACTTCGTATGAGGTAGTTTTTTAACTAGTAGTTCGAATTGAGTTGGTGCAAGATAGGATAGATTGTCTGGTAAGTTTCCAGCCCATGTTGCAGTTGATATTTGTCTTGTAGTCATAGTAGTATTTATGCAAATGGGGTCTTACGACCCCAAAAGATTACTTCTCAGTTACAAATTCATTGAGTTGTCTTGCAGTTGCAATGATTTCTTCACCAGTAATTTCTCTTAATGGTAAAGGTTTTTTATCATTTGGAAATGCATCGTTGTGTGCATAGATAGCATCGACTTCTCTTTGAAAGTTTGCATGAAGAATACCTTCTGCTTGATTTAGTAAGTCT